AGATTCAACATCTGCATCTGTCTCGATCCACAGCTTTGCACCACAAGGTCGTGGCTTATCTGGACGATATATCATACGTGATGGTCCTTTAATATCAACTTCCATACAATAACGAACCTTGCCGTTTTCTTCTACACGGACAACAGGTTCTTCTTTGTCATGCTTGGCATTCTGCTGTATTATATTACGATTGATATGAATTATCTTCAACCTACACCTATTGCTTCATTATATATTTCAGTAATTTTTTTCATAAGTTTATTTTTATCTAGATTTTTAACTTCATACAAATCGATATATTTTTCAAATATTTTTATTGTAGATTCAGTTTCGTTTATTATATCTTGATCTTGAAGATGATCTAGATGTAAATGGTCTTCTACAATTTGCATATCAATAGGATTTTCATTTTCAATATTTTCAATAAATTTATCGAACCAAAAATGATTAGTTTTGTTTGTGACAATAACTTTTACCATAGTCCCTTGAAATTGGGCATAATCTATTTTCTTTTGTAAGAAATTTTCATCATTATCATTATACCAAATTTTCTTAAACATTTTATATGGATTTTCAATAAAAGTTAACTCTCTTGTTTCAGTATCGAAAACATGAAAGCCACGTGGATCATCATAATCTGACCAAGTAAATTCACCATGTGAACCCAAGTAAAAAATATGTCCATCGTTAGAACGATGATGATAATGACCAGACATAACAATATCGAAACGATCAAAGATTTTACGATCATCACCATGAGAATTTATAGATCCTCTATACATTTCAAAACCTTGAAGTTCTAAATGACCTACCACAATTTGTGCTGAAGTATTTTGTAATGAATCTAAAATTTGTTTTCTATTCTCATCACAAATCCAAGGAATAAAAATAATAGGCACTCCATCAAAAATACACTCGTGGGCGTTTTTGTCATAAATTTTGAAATTATATTTACCAACAACCAATTCTGTAAGTGAATTAACATCATTTGTATTTTTGTAATATGTATCATGATTTCCTGCAATTAAATGAACATCTAAATTTCTTTCAGAAAGCGGTATAAGAAAATCTTCTCTTAATCTTTTAGCTGTGTTTATATTTACATATTTTCTCCTATCAACAAGATCGCCAAGATGAAAAACTGTGCTAATATTATTGCTGTCGATATATGGAAAAAATACTTTATCGATAAATTTTTTACTGTTGTCAATAAATGCGACATTATCATTACGAATTCCCCAATGTGTGTCTGTTATCAAAACTATTTTCATACGTTATTTTTACCAACACGTGAATAATTTAATTTAGATTTAGTTTTTTTATCAAATAAATTTTTAGTTGGATTATTTGCTTTAATCAATACATAATCACAATAATCTCTAATAGCCTCAAGTCTTTGCAACAAATATGGTTTTTCATTTTCACCAGCAAAATTAATTTTTTCAACCAAATCAATTACATTAGCTGGGATTAAATGCTGGTTCTTCATTTATTTCTCCTTCTGAAAATTTTTCAATACCCTTTAGTATACTATTTTTTTTAATTTTAATCAAGTTATTTTCGAAGTTTTTTACAATTTCTCCTGAATACTCATTTGAATTTAAATGCATAGTGTGTTCAACATCACCCATACTATCCATCAGAAAACTGTTTTCATAATTTTTGTGTTTAATATATGTTTGTTTTTTTTCTTTGTGTATTCTTCTAATAAATGCATTCCAAGCAATTTGAGTAAAGTATGCAAAAGGATTTGTAGTTTTCTCAGGATTAAAATTATCGATAGCTGCGACGCAATCAATAATGCCATCTGAGATCATATCTCCTTTATATGTGTATCCTGAAAAATTTGGTTTCTTAGCTAAATTGTTACAAATTAAAATTAAAGACTCACCAATATATTTGCATGCTCTTGGTTTTGGTTTATTATTTTCATGAGCTTCCTTTATGTCTCTACGATGTTCAATCATCGCAGTATAAAGAGTTTTGTTATTAATATAATTATTTTTTTTCTTAGTAGCCATTTTAGTCCTTTACTTTTTTTAAAAAAAGAGTATAATCAATTATGTTGATGTGATCTATTAGATGTTAATGTTTACCTTATATATTTTGTAATTGAATTTCTCTTCGTTGTATATCTTTATACGTTCCATAAAATGGAGCAAGGTAAAGTTTTTATTATTTTTCCAACTTATATCATCAGCAATATCAAATAATGTAGCTTCTGTTTTTCTGTTTGTTTTTCTTAAACCACGACCAATAGATTGTAAATTTCTAATTCTGGATTTAGAAGGAGAAGCAAATATAATATTATCAATATTAGGTATGTTAATTCCAGTAGAAAATGTACCATATGAAGCAACAATAATATTACCTATATCTTCATTAACAATTTTACGAATATATTCTCTTTCAGAACCTTCAACGCCTCCATGAACAAAATATATTTTTTTACTACCTGCTTCTTTGTTTATAATATCATAAAGATATTTACCATGTTTTTCAACGAATTGAAAAAGAAGTAAAGTGTTGCCTTCTAAAGAAAGTGATAAATTTTTAATAAAATTATTTCTAGCCTTAAATTTTACAATATAATCTATTTCTGCTTGATAATCTGCAGATCTAATAATCATTTTACGAATTTCATCTGGGTAAGATAATACTATAGCTTTTATTTTAAAATTAGCCAGATAATTTTGATCTATTAATTCTGATGTTGTTATAACTTTACGAACAGGACCAAATAAACCTTCAAGCACAAGTTTATGTGTTTGTGTTCCATCTAATGTCCCAGTAAATCCAAAACGGTATTTGCAATTCTCTAATTTAGACATAATTGAAATTAAAGATTTTGCTTTAAATAGATGAGCTTCGTCGCCGATTACTACATCGTATTTGTTGAACCAATCTTTGTTTTCTTTGTAGATGCTTTGCCACGTTGAGATGGTGACTTGGGCTTCGGAACTTTTTTCTTGACCTCCATAAATTTTGTGGATGTCGTTACTGAATCCGTTATCTGATCGTTTACCGTAGCCGTAATCTTTAAAATCGGAAGCGAGTTGGTGGACCAAAGTTGTTGTAGGAACGATAATAAGCGTTTTAACATTATAGTACCTCATTAATAAGTAGATAATTAGTGATTTACCAGAAGCAGTTGGTGAGAGCAATAATGCTCGATTTTCACGAACAGAATGTACAAAAGCTTCGAGTTGGTAATCTCGAGATTCATACTTTTCTGGAATATTTAGAGTCTTTATAAAATTTCTGGCTTCATGAATAGAAAATTCTTCAGAAATATTTTTATACTTATATTCTAATTCGTATTTTCTTGTTTTGCAAAATTCTTCAACATATCGAGTAAGACCGGTATATAATAATTGAGTTAAAAAATTATAAAGTCTAATTTTACCATCCCACAATTTATTTCTGTAAGAAGGCATAAATTTAGCTCCAGGAACATCAAACGTAAAATAATCGTTTAGTTCTTGGGATATACTTGGTTCACATAATATTTTCACATATGTTTCATTAAATTTTACAATTTCAATAATTTCCATTAACCACCATTAATAAATTTTTGCCAATCTATAGCAGCTTTAACATTATAACCTCTATTCATCAAAGTTCTGATAATAGATTCTAATAAATCAATTTTTTCTTGCTGTACACCTATTTTAAGAGACAGTTTAATTAGATCATCATCAGCATCTATATACATAGGTATATCAGATTTTAAAATTAAACCTTTTGCTGGAAGTTTCCAACCTTTTGTTTTGGTTTCTTCATTAGGTCCCTGAGTAAAAAACTCATGTTTATCTAATTTTAATTTTTTCATTTCGGCTTCATGAGATCTAAGAAGAAGCCTTTCGTTTATTAATATCTGATAATATTTGTGGTGTAACTTTGGAATGTTTAGAACTTCGTCACCAAGCTCTGTTTTGTCGATATTAGAATTAATTTTCCATTGTTCAAAAATTTCTTCTAACTTCATTAAAATTCCTCCTCTTACATAATAGTTCTATTATACTATTACTTT